CATATTTTACCAAAATGTATGGGCGGTGATAATTCTGCTAGTAATAAGGTGCTGTTAACGCTAGATGAACATTTTTTATCTCATAAATTATTATACAGAATACATTTATACGGAGCGGCACCTATTAGGGCAAAGTTATTAGCAGCATTGAATAGAATGGTCCATTCCAAAAAAGGATACAGAGTTACTAGAAAATATTATGCATATGTTAGAGGTCAATGGATATTAAATCATCCATGCAAAAATGTAATTATACAGGAAAAAATACGCAACTCGTTGCATCAATACAGATTGAACAATGGTTGGGTTGATATTTTTTGCGCTTGTGGATGCAATGCATGGCTTAGTTCTTCCAAAAAACATTCTATAAAAAAATATATTAAAGGTCACGAAACTAAAATTGAATGTGCATGCGGATGCGGTGAACTACTTAAAATAGGCATCAATAAATATTTACCAGATCATAATCAGCGGAGAGTAAAATGTGCATGCGGATGCGGAAATTACACACACAAAATCATTGATATATACAACCCTAAAAGTTGTTTTTTGAGTGGGCACGATGAATCTAAAAACAAGCGTGTATCTAATACCTTGCATAATACTTTGATTTCGTTGAATTCAAATGAAATGATGGCTAGAATGAAAAATTCTACAATGAAGGCAAACCACTCTGATAGAGTTGACGCTATTAAGAGAGGGAAAGCATCAACACTTCAGGTTGTAAACATTGACGGTAGCTCTGAAGAAATTTACTCAGATCAAGTAGATACTATCTTGGGTTTAGATTGGCAAAGAGTAAAATATAGAATTTCTGCCCATAACGGTTTACTTTTAGATGGTAGGATAGTAAAATTAATAAACAAGTATACAGGTGGTAATAAGTGGAAGAACAAGTAATATCAGTTAGAGATTTAAGAGTACTCCATAATAAACACGAGTTTGAAGTATGGGATGAGCGGCTCGGTGGTTGGGTAGATATACAACATTCTACTTATTTGGTCAAGGGAAAGCAAGCAGGATTTAGTCCAACAACCGATCCGTTCAATCCAGTAACCGCTATCAGTTGTTATCTAGATTGGCTGGATCAATTGGTTACATTGGTCATTGCTCCCAAGCATATGAGTAAAGAAACAGCACAGGAAATTTGTAATGAGTTTGAAAACTGTTTACTTTTTGCCAATGAGAAGGATATGTTTGATGTTTTCTTTCAACTTATTGAAGATGCTGATGTATTGACTGGTTGGAACTCAGAAGGATATGACATACCTTACATGGTTAATCGGGTCACCCGAGTAATGAGTAAAGATGATACACGCAAGTTTTGTTTGATGGGTCAACTGCCTAAACCACGCACATATGAACGGTTTGGTAAAGAAGAACAAACATACGACTTAGTTGGTCGTATTCATTTGGACTACTTACAACTCTACAAGAAATACAACTATGAATCCCGTCACAGCTACAAGTTAGATGCGATTGGTGAAATGGAAGTAGGAGAAAACAAAACTCAATACGAAGGTACGCTAGATCAATTGTATAACAAAGACTTTAAAAAGTTTATTGAATACAACAGACAAGATACTATGTTGTTGGTGAAGATTCACAACAAACTTAAGTTTTTAGAACTTGCTAATCAATTGGCGCACGAGAACACTGTACTGCTTCCAACAGTCATGGGTTCAGTAGCAATGGTTGAGATGGCAATTTTTAATGAAGCCCACGAACGTGGATTGGTAGTGCCAGACAAAAAACGAAAGATTGAAAATGCAGAAGAAACAACGACAGCAGCAGGTGCCTTCGTTGCTACGCCGAAAAGAGGCATGCACGAATATGTCGGAGCAGTTGACATCAACTCGCTCTATCCCTCGGTTATTCGTGCCCTCAACATGGCAGGAGAAACCATCATCGGTCAAGTCCGACAGACATTAACTGACAAGTATATGGACGACAAAGGCAAGCAACTTGCTAGCGTTAAGAAACGATTCAAAGAGGGTGACGAGGACGTTACTGGTGCTATTCTTTGGGAAAACTTGTTTAGCGTATTAGAATATACTGCTATTATGAATCAAGAACGCGGAACTATACTGACATTAGACTACGAAGATGGCAGGTCAGTAGAGATGAGTGCAGCCGAGATTTGGAAGATGATTTTTGATAGCAATCGCCCATGGATGTTGTCAGCTAATGCTACTATCTTTACTTACGAAAAAGAGGGTGTAGTCCCTGGACTACTTACTCGCTGGTATAGTGAGCGTAAAGAAATGCAAGCTAAAGCTAAAGCAGCTTATGGCACTGATCAATATGAATATTTTGATAAGCGTCAGCTTGTTCGTAAAATTTTGTTGAACTCAGCATATGGTGCGTTGTTGAATGAGCATTGCAGATTCTATGATAAGCGCATCGGTCAAAGTGTTACCTTGAGTGGTCGTCAGATTGTTAAGCATATGATGAGTTCAATCAATGAAACAATCGCAGGTGAATATTCACATGATGGTCAAGCTATTGTGTACGGAGATACTGACTCATGTTATTTTACTGCATATCCTATTCTCAAAACACAAATAGCAAGTGGTGAACTAGAGTGGAACAAAGAAACTTGTATCGGCTTGTATGATAGTATAGCTGATCAAGCAAATGAATCATTCCCTGCATTCATGGAAAAGGCATTTCATGCCCCAAGAAAGAACGGTGAAATCATCAAAGCTGGTCGTGAATTGATTGGTGATCGTGCTATCTTCATCACAAAGAAACGCTATGCCATCAATATCTTTGATAAAGAAGGCAAGCGTAAAGATATCAATGGTAAGAATGGTGATATCAAAGCGACGGGCCTTGACTTAAAGCGTGCCGATACCCCAAAGTATATACAAGAATTCTTAATGACGGTGCTTACAAAGGTCCTTGCTGGTGAGCAGCGGGACAAAGTTATTGAAATGGTTAAAGAATTCAAAAACAAGTTGTCTGAACAAGATAGCTGGACAAAGGGATCACCAAAGAGTGTTAACAATCTAACTAAACATACTATTGAGTTTGAAAAGTCGGGCAAGTGTGGGGTTGGTCATGCCCGAGCAGCAATCAACTGGAACTATCTGCGTAGAGTATACGGGGATAATTACAGTCAAAAGATTATAGATGGTATGAAGATTGTCGTATGCAAACTCAAAGATAATGCATTGGGATTCACTAGTATTGCATATCCGGTTGATGAATTAAGATTACCACAATGGTTCAAAGACTTGCCATTTGATGATTTACTAATGGAATCAACACTAGTAGATGAGAAGATAGACAACTTACTTGGTGTATTGGATTGGGATATCAGAAGTAATACTGATGTTAACTCAACATTTGATGATTTGTTCACATTTTCGTAATTCGGTTAACCTGTGGTTGACTAACACATTATATTCTACTATAATACATAATAGAAACTCCTAAATATTTTAAACAAAGGAAACAAAATGAAAGATTTTTTAAAAGACTTAATTGATCATACTCTTGGTCTTGGTACAATTGAACTGATTAAAGTTACAGGTACTGATACTGAAACAGTAATCAATGCGGTAGCAGAAAACAAAAGCGTAATTATTAGTGGCACATTCAAAGATCCGATTGCCGACTTTATTGGTATATTCGGAATGCCCAACTTGAATAAACTCAAGACAATTATTGGGTTTGATGAATATGACGGAACATCTAAAATTAATGTTGTTCGTACTCAACGTGACGGGGTAGATGTACCTTCTACTATTCACTTTGAAACAAAGAGTGGTGACTTTGTTAATGATTATCGTCTTATGCTTAAAAGTGTAGTTGACGAGAAAGTTAAAAGTGTATCCTTTAAGGGTGCTAAGTGGAATGTTGAATTTGAACCTACAATTGCTGGTATTCAACGACTTAAGAAGCAATCACAAGCAAATAGCGAAGAAGATCATTTTGTATTCAAAACTGATGGAAGTGATTTGAAAGTATACTTTGGTGACGCATCAACACATAGCGGTAACTTTGTATTCAATACTCCAGTTACCGGAACACTAGCTGGTACACATAAGTGGCCCGTTAAAGAATTCTTGAGTATCATGGATTTAGTCGGGGACAAGACAGTTAAGATTAGTGAACAAGGTGCAACGGAAATCACAGTTGATAGTGGTATAGCAATTTATGTTTACTTGTTGCCAGCTAACAAGAAATGATCAAGAGTATCAATTGAAACAAGATAATCTATCAGCGAAGCATAACCCAGATTGGGCATTGTTTTTACCCGCAGTCAGTAGTTTTTATATTGCTGGCTTGGGTAAGCAACGCAGAGGTGAAAACTACTTTGACCAAGCGCGAATCCCTGCCGGTTTTAATGGTGATGTAGAAAAACTTAACTTTCTTAACAGCAAAGAAGGTCTTTACTACTACAAGTGGGGACTATACTCTGCTGGTCATGCTAACTTGGATACTACCAAAGATGATTCAAGTGAATCAATCATCCGAGAACGTGAAGAAGGTACATTCATGTTAGGTGACTCTGGTGGCTTTCAGATTCTAAAAGGTCAATGGCCAGCTGACTGGAAAGATCCCAACTGTCCTAAGGCTATGGTAAAGCGTAAAGCAGTATTAAATTGGATGGATACATACATGGATTATAGTATGTGTTTGGATATTCCTTCACAATCATTGACTACATTTGGAATGAAAGATAAGAACGGCAACAGTTTACACGGTATCAGTACTATTGAAGAAGCCATTGCAGCTACACATATTAATAACGAATACTTTATAAATAATCGCTCAGGGAAATGCAAGTTATTAAATGTATTACAGGGTCGCAATCATACGCAATCTGATAGTTGGTATGAAGAAATGAAAAAGTATTGTGATCCAAATGTCTATCTTGATAATCATTTCAATGGCTGGGCATTCGGTGGACAGAACAAGATTGATATACATTTGATGCTACGAAGATTAGTTGGTATTATCCATGATGGATTGTTACAAGAAGGTAAGCATGATTTGATTCATTGCTTGGGAACAAGTATCTTGGAATATGCTGTGTTGTTTACTGATATACAAAAGGCAATACGTAAGTATCATAATCCAAAACTACAAATTACATTTGACTGTGCCAGCCCATTCTTTAGTGCTGCTAAAGGATTGGCATATTTCAATACTAATATCCAGCATAATAAAAAATGGTCTTACAGCATGGAAAAGACTGCTGAAAAGAAAAGTTATGCCAATGATAATCGCAAGTATCGTGATGCTGTATTAGCTGATGGTATACATAAATTATTTACAGATAGTCCAGTAACTGATGCATTAGTTATGAAAGATTTATGTTATCGTGGTGTAGGTTTCTTGGGACAGCACGGTAAAGAAACTAAAACAAGTTGGGATACATTAAGTTATACCCTGTTACAAAGTCACAATGTTTGGATGCATATGAATGCAGTTCAAGAGGCTAATCGTCAGTATGACCAAGGGGTAGTTCCAAAGATGTTAGTACATAAGTTTGAAGGTGATAGGTTCTTTACTCAATTAGTTAATGAAATCTTTGCAAAGAAAACTAAACAAGAATCACTAGATTTGATTGATTATCATACTAGTTATTGGAAACAATTCCAATCAGGTAGTCAGGGTATTAGTGGTAAGAAAACTGAAAATGCTATGAGTATGTTTGACGAATTGTTTTCAGTAGATGAAGAACCGTTAGAAGAACTAGAAGATAGTGATGATGCTATCGCATTAGTTTTGGAGTAATATGTATAGCCAACAAATTGCAGGATTAAAACTACAGTTAAAGTACCTTGTTGGAAAAATCTTATCAGCAGAATCGGATACTAACTCTGATAAAGATGCCCTTAAGACTATGCAATCACAACATAGTATGATATACTATGACATACAGCGACTTAGTAAGTTGCAATGGGAAGACTACCCTGAACATGTTAATTATGATAACGAAAGAGATTGATAATGGAACAGATGATACAAGCACAAGCAGAAAAGCGGCAGCGCATTAAAGAAAAAGCAATTCGTACAATTTTTGTACGTTTTCAGAAAGAGGGTATTCATTGTTACCCGGCAGCAGCAACAGACCCAGCACTTGCTACAGGTGATGAGTATGATGTTAGCTTTTTAGGAACTTTGCATCGTCACATCTTTCATTTTGAAGTGACTATGGAAGTATTTCATAACGACCGTGATTTGGAATTTATTCAAGTAAAACGCTGGTTAGAAAATCTCTATGCCGGTAATATTCTTGAATTGAACCATAAAAGTTGTGAAATGATTAGTGATGATCTTTATGAGGTTATTGCAACTCGGTATCCAAATCGTAATATCACTATCACAGTCTCAGAGGACAATGAGAATGGTGCTACGATTTTTTATAGTAAAACTCACCCTTATCAATCACTCGCTATTTAAAAGGAATATAACATGGCAAAACAAACTTTTCAATCAAACCCGCGTGTTACTCAAATCTTTGAGGACCTAGAGAAATATCTAACATTCTGTGTGGATTTTGGTTATAAGTACAACGAAGCAGAAGTCTACGACCAACGTAGTTATGTGTATCGTCAGTATACAAAATTTGCAACTGGTAAAGTTGCAAGAGATCAGTGGCAGGAAACGGTTCGTCCATGAGGCGTCTGTACTACCTGGGACTCGAAAAATATACCGCCCGTTACACCTACCAGTTACTAGACTGGAATGAAGCAGTATTCAAGCGTAGAGGTATTGACTATGTGGTAGTACCTGGAGAAACACTAGACAATGACCAAGCAATTGTAACAGGTCAAGTATTAGATGCACACGGTCGTACATACTTTGGCATGAGTCAATTGATGAATCTAATTCGTATGATGAAGGCTGGTGAATTGAACAATGAAGATATTATCTATTTTGAAGATATGTTTCAGCCCGGGATTGAAAGCCTTCCTTATATTCTTAAACAAATAGATAGGATTCACAGGCCTAAGATTTATGTTCGTTGTCTTGCTCAGTCAATTGATCCTGACGATTTTGTTCATGTATGGGGTATGCAGGATTTCATGGGGCATTATGAAAAGATGGTTGACTCATTTGCGGACGGAGTACTCGCAACCAATGAGGAAATGGTAATGCACATGAAGATTGCAGGTTGGAAGGCTCCAATCTACAATATTAGTGGGTTAGCATTTGGTAAAAAAGAAGTACAGAGTCGTGTAGCAAACATCAAACCATTCAATGAACGCAAAATGCGTGTGGTATTCTCTGCCCGGTGGGACATGGAAAAACAACCCGACTTCTATATGGATCTCATTGAGGTATGGAATAGTCATCCGGGATTACCAAAAGTAGAATTCTGTGTATGTAGCGGCGCCAAGTTGAAATCCAACAGCGATAGCCACATGCGACGGGCTCGCAATCTAGTAGCTGCAGGGAAACTAAAAATCTATGAGGATTTAGAAAAGAACGAATACTACAACATTGTTAATGATAGTAGGGTTGTGTTTAACTGTGCTTTACAAGATTGGGTTTCAAATACTGTAAGTGAAGCCGATGCTCTTGGCTGCAATGTACTATATCCTGCGTATCGTAGTTTTCCTGAAACTTTTGCCAATGACCCGGAACGACTGTACATTCCTTGGTCAATTGATGATGCAGTGAATAAGTTGGAAACTTTATTGCTGTCTCCTCATCCAAGAATGGGCGAAATAAGTAACCGCAATGATAGCACTATAGATAGAATATGTGATATACTTGAAGGCAAGGGCGAAGATATGCTACGAATGACTACTGACTATCGTAAACATACAAGAGAAAGTAAATATTAAAGGAAACAAAAATGAAAGCACATGCAGATATTAAAACACAATTGGCAGCATACGAAGCTGAACATGAAAAGTTTGAAAAAGGTAATGCAGCAGCAGGAACTCGTGCCCGTAAAGCATTGGGTGAACTAGCTAAAGCGGTTAAGGCTCGCCGTAACGAAATTAACGCTGAAAAAGCAGCAAGAAAAGAAGCTAAGGCTTAATCTGTGATAAATAAAATGTAAGCTGCACAACGGTAGTTTACATTTCAAAACAAAAACCATCACAAAGGAAGGTTATCTATGTCGTATAATAAGCAAAAAACAGACCCAGAGTTGGGTCAACGAGTACACGCACATTTAGTTAAGATGGGAGTTGAAACTCCTACCATCCCAAACAACTACGACCGTAAAGAAAAGATAGATCATATTGAAGCGCACTTTGCACATATCATGCGTATCTTAGGTCTTGACTTATCAGACGATAGTTTAATGGAAACACCCAAGCGTGTTGCTAAGATGTATGTCAACGAAATCTTTTGGGGACTTGATTACGAAGCATTCCCTAAATGTACAGCAGTTGACAATAAGATGAAGTACAATGAAATGGTGTGCGAACGCAATATAAATGTACAATCAAACTGTGAACATCACTTTGTTGTTATTGACGGTCTTGCTACTGTCGCATATGTGCCTAAACAAAAGGTTCTAGGATTGAGTAAAATCAATCGTATTGTAGAATACTTTAGCAAGCGTCCACAGATACAAGAACGATTGACAGAACAAATCTTTCACGCATTACAATACATTTTGGAAACAGAAGATGTTGCAGTTATGATTGACGCACAACATTATTGTGTAAAAAGTCGTGGTGTAGAAGATACAGGTAGTAGTACTGTTACAAGTAAGCTAGGTGGTGGATTTAAGTCTGATCCAGCAGCAAGAGCAGAATTTTATCAACTAGCAAGGGGACGATAATGAACTGGATCAATATAGACAATTTGATGATGGGAATTATAATTGGATATATACTAAATCCACTGCTAGCAGCATTTATATCAATATTTACTAATGCTTGGAAAAGTACAAACTCGGTATGTACCGGAAATTGTAATCAAGGTCGTAACTGTACATGCAGAGGAAAAAATGGGATTTCGTAAACCAATGGACTATACCGGTGTTCATCATCAAATTTACACAGCTGGAATAGAATTGCATAGCAACTACAACGATGGTTTCAATCAGTTTGAAATCAAAAAAGACTTACATCGTATCAAGTGGTTGCTTGATGAGATTATGGCTGATTCACCTACATTCGCCGGCGAAGAAGAATTTCTTGATGAACATTCTAAAATAAAGATGTGGAGAACATTAAAAAAATGATATTCAACAGAATCAAAGAACTAAAACAACAAGGGCTTAAGATAGGTATCGTATTCTCCCAATTTGATATTCTACATGCCGGGCATATTGCAATGCTTAGTGAAGCTAAAAACCATTGCGACTATCTTATTGCTGGTTTGCAGAATAACGCACAATGGGATAGAGCGGAGAAGAATGCTCCTATTCAAAGTATTGTTGAGAGGCAGATTAGTTTAAGTGCTGTCCGTTTTGTAGATGAAATTGTTGTTTACAATACTGAGAAGGACTTGGAAGATATTCTACTCATACTACCTATTGATGTTCGTATCTTGGGTGTAGAATACAAAGATAAGGATTTTACGGGTAGCGATATTTGTCAAACTCGCAGAATTGAAATAGTATTTAATGAGCGTGATCACAGTTTTAGCAGTTCAAGTCTACGTAAACGAGTTGCGGACGCACATCAAAAAGATAAGTAAAATGACACACCGAATATTAATAATGGGTTTACCTGGCGCAGGCAAAACTACATTGGCACAACACTTGCAAGAGTTTCTGATTAATAATCATAAAACTGTTGCTTGGTTTAATGCTGACGAAATCAGAAAAAAATATGATGACTGGGACTTTAGCACTGCAGGTCGTATTCGTCAAAGTATTAGAATGAAAATACTAGCAGATGAAGCTAACACTGATTATGTCATTGCTGATTTTGTTGCTCCATTAGTTGAAATGCGTGATAACTACAATGCAGATTGGACTATTTGGGTAGATACTATCCGTGAAGGTAGATATGCTGATACTAACAAAGCCTTTATTGAACCAGAAACATATGATTTCCGTGTCAATGAACAAGATGCCGAAAAGTGGAGCGAGTTTATTGGATTTCATTTGAAACTTAATCAGCGTAGACCAGTCTTTGATTGGAAGAAAGAAACTGTACAAATGTTAGGTCGTTGGCAACCATGGCATGCTGGGCATCGTGCATTGTTTGAACGTCTACTAGGAAAGACTGGCCAAGTTGTTATTCAAGTGCGTGATGTACAAGGATGGCAAGATAGTAATCCGTTTGCAATTGAAGAAGTTAAGAAATATATTCGTAGAGATTTGGATCCATTATATCAAGGACAATACGAGATACAGGTTGTGCCCAATATTGTTCATATTGGATGGGGTCGCGGTGTGGGTTATACATCAGGTGAAGAAACATTTGATGAAAGTATTACCCAAATTAGTGCTACTAATATACGAAAAGAAATGAATTTAGGTAAATAAAAATATAGTGAAGTTAAAATGACACAACTACCAGTAACATATAAGTGGACTTCCACAAAAGAGTATCACGATGCGTTCCCCTGTGCTTATAGACAGTACAAAGCCGACAGCCATTGCCAGTTTTTACATGGTTATAGCTTCTCAATGAAGTTCTATTTTGGAACAAACGACTTAGATGCGCGCCGATGGGCTGCGGATTATGGCGGCTTGAAAGAACTAAAGCAAACATTAGAGAGTCAATTTGACCATACAACATTAGTGGCTGAATCAGATCCACATCTAGACTGGTATGTGCAGGCGGAACATCGTGGCATTATGAAATTAACTATTCTCCCCAACTTAGGATGTGAAAGTCTTGCAGATATGCTATACAAGTATGTTAACGGGGTTTACATTCCTGATATGTGGGGTGAAAGTGAAGCAAAGCGTTTGTGGTGCTATCGGGTCGAAGTACGTGAAACCCAGGCAAATATGGCTTTTAGAGAGGGGCATCGTGAATGGAATGAGGATTTGTTTGAATGAGTTCTGAATCAGACTTTAAAATGTTTAAATGGGTACCAGATGGTACTTATGATTACAGTGACTTTCTTACACGATATGTTATAATCAATGGTAATCCAACTGTTGTTATCAATCGTGCGTGGGTAAATAAGGGTGGCCCAGAAGGAGTTTCAGCCGAATTGAAACAAGCATGGGGTTCATTTCCTGATATGCCACCAAAGCCATTAAAGAAATAATGAAGATATTTTGGAGAATATGGGCAAAAGCCCTGGGTGAGAAAGCGGGCACAACCGATACAGAATCTGACCATATTGCGTGTATTAGAACTGGTATTGTGTTATGCTATGTAATTACAAACTTGTTTATAATAGCAGGTGTTGTTAACCATTGGAATTAAATGTCAAAACTAAAAGTAAGTGAACTATTTTATAGTATTCAAGGAGAAGGCCGATATATGGGAGTACCAAGTATTTTCCTACGAACATTTGGATGCAATTTTTCTTGCAAGGGCTTCGGTATGCCGCGCGGAGAACTAAGTCGTGAAGTAGAAGATATCGCAGCCCGTGTGCATTACTACACGGCTTACACCCAACTACCATTAGTTAGTACCGGATGTGATAGCTATGCAAGTTGGGATCCTCGTTTCAAGGATTTAAGCCCAGTACTCACTACTGATAGCATCGTTGATGGTATTATGAATATGTTACCACACAAACGATGGATGGAAGAACATCTTGTTATTACAGGAGGTGAACCTTTGCTAGGTTGGCAACGAAGTTATGTTGATTTACTTTCACATGAAAATATGAAAGGTTTACAAGAACTAACATTTGAAACAAATGGCACTCAACCGTTGCAACATCAATTGAAAACCTACTTGCACTATTGGGCTATCAATCGTTCCAGAGGTGCAATAACATTTAGTGTTAGTCCTAAACTTGGTATCAGTGGTGAGAAGTGGGAAGAAGCAATATGTCCTGAAATTATTGATGAATATAGTCAAGTGGGACATACATATCTGAAGTTTGTTGTGGCCAATAGACAAGATGTAGAAGAAGCACAAGAGGCAGTTAATCAATATCGTACTCATGGATTCAGGGGTAATGCTTACTTGATGCCATGTGGCGGAGTTGAAAGTGTATATAACATGAATGCCAAAACAGTTGCACTTGAAGCAATGCGGTTAGGCTGGCGTTATAGTGATAGACTTCAAGTGCCCCTTTTCAAAAACGCATGGAATACATGATGGATTTCTTTTGGGGATTTTTACTTGGGTATATAGTAGGGGTTTTCTATATGTGCTATCGTTCAAATGAAAATGACAGAGACTATACGGGAATCAAATAGTGTACAGTCCTATACCTAATGACTACTTCATGGACCATGTTATAGGCAGACAATTGAAGTTTGCCCTTATGCCTAGACATTGCCATATAACAAATCGTCTACTATGGTTAGAGAACGCATATTGTATTACCGCAATGTATACAGGTCCCGGTGAGCCTATATTTGAATATCGCTGGTATGATAAAAATGAATATTTAATAGCAAGATTAAAGGATTTAATATGAATTTAGAAATGCGCTGGCTTATAACAGCTGGTTGGGACGGTCCTGAAAAAATACTACAATCTCGCTTTGAAAGAGAAACACCGGATTACTGTATACTAAATCCAAAAACAGGTGAAATTACAAAACAAAATGAGTTAACTGATTGGATTACTGTTCCAACGGTAGATTCACTTAAGATATAAAAATGCGAACATATAACAAACGAATTGGCTTCTTAGTAAGCTGTCAAACACTAGTGCCGCATGGTGGTATAGGGCAGTTTGCCAAGAGTTTTTGTGAATTGATGGATATTCATAATATTAAAGTTGATATCATTACAGACAAAGAACCTCAACGCACAGAGTTTGTTAAATCTATTCCTGTAAATATTATCGCCCCATTAGAGTCATTAAAGTACACTGACCACAGTAATATCTTTATGTATGGGGATACATTCTGCTATGAACGCATGGCTAACTTTCGCAACAGTATAATTGAAGCATTGGAACATAACATATATGATGCATTAGTATGCAACACATATGAGACTGTGCAAGTTGCTAGCACAATGGGACTAGAGGATGTTATACAGATAATTGCTTATACTCATTTAGAAAGTCAAATTTTTAAAGATACAAAGAATCCATTTCTACATAATACCAATGATATGATGCGTAAGCAATTGGAATTATACGGCATTACTATTGGCACACAGAGTAAGTTTAATCAGTTACAATTTACCAATGCATATCACTTACCTATTCCAATCACAGAACAAGAGTTACTAAAAGAACATCATAAACCACGTGAAGGCGTATTGTTTATCGGTAGATGGGAAGAAGGTAAGAATCCAGAACTTTACCTAGACTTGATTGAACAAACTAAACTACCCGCACGAGTTATGACTAATGCAAATGGTGCAAAGAAGTTTGAGGATCATTTTATGAAAATGGGCATAACTGATTATAAGATTGGAGTGAGTATCATTGGACAAGAGAAGGTAGACTTCATTACTAGTTGCAGAGTTGCATTCAATCCTAGCACAGTTGAGAGTTATGGTATGGCTTTCTATGAACAAATGACACAGATGCCTACTGTTTGTTTAGATGATATGCGCTGGACTAAAAACTTTAGTAGTGACTATTTCTATAGAACTGACAAGAAGAACATAGCTGCATTGGTTACAGCACTATATGAACAATATAGCACAGCTAAATCATACTATGATAAGGGTGCATTAACACATACGCAACAAACAGAATCTAGTGTGTTTCACAAGTGGAATACCTGCTTCAATGAATTTGAAGGCAAGAAGTCTAATAGCAACACCGCAAAGATATGTGAAGAAACCACAACGAAGTTGAGTGATTTTAATACACAGTTAGGTCGTAGATTATTGTGTATTGACGATATCAAATCAGTATTGACAAACAAGCATAAGTTTCGTATACTTTACACGGACGATGATACTTACTTAAGTAAGGACCCGTCGTTTGAACCAGAGGAAGAAGGCGAGAGTCTTTTTAGTTTTGAATGAAAAAAATATTAATTACAGGTTGTTCAGGTTACATCGGTAGTCATCTAATTAAGATGCTAGCCAATGACTACGAGGTACACGGGTTAGATATCAATGTTCCGCAAGCTGACGGATTACAAGAATTCTATCAAGTTGATATTCGTAGACTATTTGAATTACCAACAGAGTTTGATGCAACGATTCACTTGGCAGCACTAGTCAATGTGGGTGAAAGTGAGCGTATCCCACTAAGTTATTACATCACTAATTTGAATGGTACAATGAATGTTATCAATAAGGTACGGACAAAGAACTTTATATTTGCCAGCACTGGCGCAGCAGTGGGATGTGCTAGTGCGTATGGCATTAGTAAACGAGCAGCAGAGGATGTGGTGCGTGAGTATTTTACTCAGCATAATCCTAAACCTTTTACAATATTTAGATTCTACAATGTTATTGGCAGTGATGGGTTTGATCCAACCAATCCTGATGGATTAATGTATAATCTAATGACGGCTAAGGAAAGAGGCGAGTTTACCATCTTTGGCAATGATTATGATACACGAGATGGAACCTGCATTCGTGATTATGTTCATGTTAACGAGATATGTGACGCATTATGTACTGCGATTGAGAAGCCAAGTAATCAAATAGAATGTTTAGGTCATGGGGTAGGTTATACTGTTGCCGAGATAGTTAATAAGTTCAAAGAAGTAAACAATATACCTAACATTAATTTGCTTACAAAGATAGGCCCAAGAAGAAAGGGTGACTTAGCAGTATCTGTATTAGATAATGTGTCACCCTATATGAAAGAGTTATACTCTTTGGAAGATTTGCTTAAGATTTAATTTTAACCCATTTATCAACTAGCATATTTTTAAGTGCTACTGTATCTGGTAACTTATTCTTACGCATAAAATCATTTAATTTAACAGCAGTTGGATAATCAGTAGAATTAGGTTTACGAGCATTGCTCATATCTACACCAAGATTACTATCGGAATCTGGACGTCTACTGCCATAGTAGACTAATTCATATCGCAACTTTTCGGCACGTGGCGTTAAATCTGATTTTTTGTTTTTATATATTAGTTCTACCCACGGTTCAAGGTACATTGTCGGCGGACGACTTGGGGTGTAACCTTTTGGTTGTTGTCCTTTAAGCAATTTAGCAGCTTCACCGGGTGTAACTGCTTTGCGAGTATCTTGTAAACGCCATGCCTTCTCATCTGTGTATAAGTAAGCCGGTATACCTTGCTTCTTAGCAGTGATTAAAATTGTTCTAACTTCGGGGCTACGATTTTCGCTCTGTTCTTTGAGCAAAACATGAACAGCAATTACTCCGTTAATTGGAATTTCAGGTGTCTTTGAAAATACTCTATCTTCGCTTTCACTGGTACGAGTACCGTTACTATGTTGCCAAGACCTTTCCCAATAATCAATTGCTTTTGTTTTGTAATGCCGATTTAACCAGTTCCCATCAATTACAAACATAGCGGCGCTGCTACCAGTATATCGGTGATAGTCTCCCACTTTGCTGCGAGTTGTGCTTAGAAAGTAAAGATATCCCGGCGGTGCATATTGTTCTTCACTAGAGTTACCTGTGACACTACTTAATTGAAAAACTCCAGTAGTTAGAATTTTTGCAGCAGCAGATACACCGGCATAATGGTAGACAATAGCAGTAGCTGCTTCATCTAGTATTGCTTCTGCGATAAATTCAGTTGCTCTCATTAATGTCTTAACAATAGGGTACTCAATACACCAGGATCATTCGCACTAACATCACCTTCACCCGGTGCAACGATAACATTGTACTTCATTCCAGCTGGAATTGAATTTCTCTTAGACATATATTCATTATAACTTAAAATACTTGAAGAACTAATGCCGTATTCGTTAGCAATTCGTTGTTTCATTTGTTTAAGTGCTGCGTCATCAGCAGGTTGCCATGCTCCGTCATCCGTCTTTTTCAAGTTACCCTTCTCATCCTTAGCCAATAAGTCATAGAATAGTTTCTCTGGAACAATCCGACTGTTCTTTGTCTTATCTAATTTAGGATCCTGAGCTTTTACTTGTTTCTCTTGCTCGGTGTTAGCACCTTCACTCCAATTGATGATGAAGTTATCTGGCTTTTTAGCTAATGCTGCTCCTGCCATCTTAGTGTACGCATAGAATCTAACATCAGGATGTTTAGCAGCCATTTTTAATGCCATATCCAAGTATTCTGGACTAAAGAAGTCACCGGCGTCATGCCAACGAACAGTTACTTTCCATCCATTGGGGAATTTCTTATCACCTGCTGCTCCCTCTTGTGATTCAACAGAGATTTCATTGCTTAGTTGATTAAAGAAACCATCTGGATC